TTTCCAGCCAGTCGGCCACCTGCTCATAGAGCAGACGCGCATGCGAACGGATGACCGCGGAATAGAACTTCGAGGCCTGCAGCTCGCCGGCGGCATTGAAGCGCATCTCGCAGACCACCGACAGGCGGTCGACGTCCGGATTGAGCGAGCACAGCCCGTTGGACAGGGCCTCGGGCAGCATCGGCACAACGTGATCGGGGAAATACACCGAGGTCGCGCGCTCGACGGCTTCGACGTCCAACGGCGAGTCTTTTCTCACGTAGTGCGACACATCGGCGATAGCGACCCAGAGCTTGTAGCCACGCGGCGTCTTCTTGGCATAGACCGCGTCATCGAAATCACGCGCGTCCGCCCCGTCGATGGTCACCAGCGGCAGATCACGCAGATCCACCCGGTCTTTCTTGTCGGCCTCGGCGACTTCATCACCACAGGCCTTGGCCTGTTCGATCACCTCGGCCGGGAACTCGTGCGGGATGCCGTGCGAGCGGATGGCGACCTCGATCTCCATGCCCGGCGCCATACGGTCGCCCAGCACCTCGATGACCTCGCCCACCGGCTCGCTGCGTTTCGACGGTGCTTCGATGATGCGCACCGTGACCACGTCGTTGTTCTCGGCCCCGCCGCGCTTGTTCTCGGCAATACGGACTTCTTGGGAGATCCGCTGGTTATCGGGCACGACCATCGACACGCCGGATTCGACCACGAAACGGCCCACGATGGTCTCGTTGACGCGCTCGAGCACTTCAACGATACGGCCTTCGCGCCGGACGCGCTGATCCCGCCCGGTCACGTGCACCACGACGCGATCGCCGTGCATGACCTGACGCATCTGGCGCGGCGCCAGAAACACGTCGTCGCCATCGGTATCGTCGGGCAACAAGAACCCGAAACCGTCGCGGTGGCCCTGCACGCGCCCACGCACGAGATCCATCTTGTCGATGGGCCCGAGTGCGCCGCGCCGATTTTCCAGCAGCTGACCGTCACGCAGCATCGCGCGCAGCCGATGCTCGAAAGCCTCGGCCGCATCGTCATCGAGCACGTAATACTCGATGAGCTCGTCGTGAGTCATGGGATGGCCTTCAGCGGCCAGATCGTCCAGGACGAGCTGGCGGCTGGGCACAGGGCTGTCGTAGGCGCCCTGCTCGGCCTGATGGTTGGGGTCGCGTTCGCGCCAGTCGGCGGCGCGATCGTCGTTTGGCTTACTCAATATCTCGCTCCATAGACCGCGTACGATACCGGAAGTGAAAAAAGGCTCAAGCAGTAATTGACAATCCCGAAGCCGACTACTACATTACGCGCTCTTCGTTGCCCGGGTGGCGGAATTGGTAGACGCGCTAGCTTCAGGTGCTAGTGACCTAACGGTCGTGGAGGTTCAAGTCCTCTCCCGGGCACCAGATTCGAAAAGGCCCGGATCGCTTAAATGCGGTCCGGGCTTTTTTTCGTCCCGCATTCAGGCACTTGCGTGCCGAACATCGCGCCCCGCGATAATCCTGGAGCTTTGATCGTGAACAACAATTGGCTCATTGGCCTGCCCAAGGCCGAACTGCATCTGCATATCGAGGGCACGCTCACGCCCGAACAACAGTTCGAATTGGCCAAGCGCAACGGCATTACTCTGGCCTACGACAGCGCTGAATCTCTGCGCGCAGCCTACGAGTTTGATGATCTTTCCGCGTTTCTTGCGCTGTATTACCAAGGCATGGACGTATTGATCACCCGGGACGATTTCTACGATCTGGCCATGGCCTACTTCGAGCGGGCTGCGTCTGACGGCGTGCGCCACGCCGATATCTCGTTCGACCCGCAGGCACATCTGGCCCGCGGCGTTGCGCTGGAGACCTGTTTCGACGGCCTGCTGACAGCCATGCGCGATGCCCGGGCCCAGTTCGACATCACCAGCGCCCTGATCATGAGCTTCATGCGCGATCGCGATGCCGACGAAGCCTACGACGTGCTCGAACAGGCCGCGCCCTGGTACGGCGAGATCGCCGCCATCGGCCTGGACAGCGCCGAAGTGGGCAACCCGCCCGAGAAGTTCCGCCATGTATTCGCCCGTGCCGCCGAGCTCGGGTTGCCCCGTGTGGCGCATGCCGGTGAAGAAGGCGGGCCGGACTATGTCGCCGGCGCGCTGGATATTCTGGATGTCTGCCGGATCGATCACGGCGTACGCGCGATGGAAGACGATGCCCTGGTCAAGCGCCTGCGCGACAGCCAGATGCCGCTGACCGTGTGTCCGTTGTCCAACGTGTATCTGAAAGGCGTGGCCCGCCTGGAAGATCACAACCTGCCGGCGATGATCGCCGCCGGGCTGAACGTGAACATCAACTCCGATGATCCGGCCTATTTCGGCGGCGGGATGGTCAATAATTTCGCGGCTTGTGTGGCCGCATTCGACTGGGATCAAGCCACCTGTCGCCACGTTGCGGCCAACGGCCTGCGCGACGGCTTCATGCCCGCCGAGCGCCGCGACACGCTACTGGCCGAGCTGGCGGCTTACACCGACTAGGGCGTGTCGCCCTGGGCTGGCGTGCCAGAACACTGGATTGCCGACGTGTCGTTAATTTTTCAAGACGCGTGTCCCGAAGGAGCGGGCCCGGAATCTGGCCATGCGGCGTTGCTCATCCTTGTCGTGGCACGCCAGCGCCGCGGCTCGCGCCTTGCCCGGCCAGCTTTCGCAGACCACCGCGGCGCTCTTGCGAAACGGCAACAGCCCCCTGGATGGCATGGCCTGACGGCCACCCGGCGGCCGTCAGGCCAGAAACGCGAAATACGCCACGAACACCGCGAACAGGCCATAGAGAATCGGGTGCAGCTCGCGCGCCCGCCCGGCAAAGACCATTGTGACCGGATAGATCACAAGCCCCAGCGCGATGCCGTTGGCGATGCTGTAGGTCGCCGGCATGGCAATGAGAGTGAGAAACGCCGGCACGGCGATCTCGAGGCGTTTCCAGTCGATCTCGTCGAGTGCGGCCACCATCAGAACGCCCACGATGATCAGCGCCGGCGCGGTCACGTTGGCCGTCACCACGGCCAGCAACGGCGAAAAGAAAAGCGCTGCAGCGAAAAAGCCGGCCGTCACCAGCGCCGAGAACCCGGTCCGGGCCCCGGTGGCCACCCCCGCCGTGGATTCGATGTACGAGGTGGTCGGCGAGGTGCCGATCACCGCCGAGGCCACCACCGAGGACGAATCAGCCAACAGTGCGGCGCGTGCCCGGCGCATGCGATTGCCCTGCATGAGCCCGGCCTTGCTGGCCACAGCCATCAGCGTGCCTGCGGTATCGAAGAACTCCACGAACAGAAACGTCAGCACCACGACGGCCAGATTGAGAGTGAAGACCTCTTCGGGGTGCGCAAACAGCTGCGTGACCGCCACGCCGAATACCGGAGCCACGGACGGAATACCGGACAGGATCGCGCCCGGCACCTCGATCACGCCCGTGGCCATGCCGGCCAGTGAGGTGGCGACCATGCCGAAAAAGATCGCCCCCGGAAAACGCCGCAACATGAGTGCGACCGACACCACCAGCCCGAAGATCGTGAGCAGCGTGGCCGGCGCGGTCAGATCGCCGAGCGTGACCAGCGTGGCCTGGCTGTCGACCACGATATTCGAATCCTCGAGCCCGATGAGCGCAATGAACAGCCCGATGCCACAGGCTGCGGCCAGCTTCAGATCCAGCGGAATGGCATCGAGAATCATTTCGCGGATCCGAAAGAACGTGATCGCCACGAAGATGATGCCGGAGTGTGCCCGCTAGAGAAAACTCCCAGAGCTAATGCGAGAAAACTCTGGGAAGGACTGGGATGATGAGAGTCTAGCCGGGACCGAAAATTAAAACGCTTTGCGGAATATGCAACGGTGGTTAGCGGCGGCGATGGCCGCGCTGTTGCTTGAGAATTGCGTAGATTCGGGCGCGGCTCAGGCCGAACGTCCTGCACAGATTGTCCACGTCGCCATCGAATGCTCGGGCGATCTGTTCGTTGCGGCGTTGTAGGTGCGGTTGCTGTTTCGAGACGTAGATTTGCTGGCCGCCCCATGTCATCCAGATACGCTCAGCGACGAGCGTGGCCACACGCTGGGCCTGTTCTTCTGGGATGAGCTCGTCGGCCGTCATTACGTCACAGATATGTGCTTCTAGCTCGGCGAGCAGACGATCGGACTTGAACGTGGATTCAGTGACGCTCATAGGTCGCAGGCCTCCTGCGCCATCGTATTGAGTCGCGCTCGGACGGTGCTCATGGCCTCGGGATTCTTGCTCAGGTCTTGGGTTGGTTTCAGGCCGGCGTGCTCGCGAGCCATGCGCACAGCATCGCACCAGGCCAGGCCCAAATAATCCAGTAGCGGCTCGATGGCGCGTACCAGCCGTCGACGGGCATCGAGCTCGAGCGCGACCACCACCTTATGCAGGTCGTTGTCGTTACAGAACGCGATGCGTTCCTTCTTGGGCTTCGTGAGTTTTGCGGCCAGCTCGTCGGCGTAGTGCCACGGGCGGCCGGCGTCGGCCAGCAGCGCCTCGATTTTTCGCATCATGGCACTGCGATCGAGGTTGCGCGGCCGGCCGCGCGTCTTGGCAGTTCGCCCTGGCTTGGGTTTCCATCCCAGAGCCTTCAGATGTGCGATGAATTGCTCGCGGCCGTGTGCGTCCAGATCGGCGGCACTGCGGACCCGGCATACGCTGAACAAATGGTCGCGATACTCGGTTTCCGTCCAGCCGAATTGCTTTGCCGCGATGTGAATCATCGCCAGGGCTGTGCGTCGATGTGCCATTTTCAGTTCCTGCTACGAATTGCACCTAACCAATGAGAGCAGTCCGGACACAACTGATCGTCGAGATAACGACCAAATCAACGCAATCGGCGTTGATCGTTCCGTTGGCCATTGATCGGCCTGTGCAGAGATTGGGTCTCACCGCGCCTGAAACCGGCTTCGAGAGCCGCGTCATCTCGCCCGTGAATGCGGGTCTGGCGCACCGGCATTGATGCAAGCGATGGGTAATGCTCCGACGTATACGCCGCGATGCGCTGACGGTCCGCGTCGGTGCCGGCAAATTCCTGAACCGTTTGGGCAACAGCAATCACCCAGGTCAAGGCGAACGCCTGGCCGCGGCGGATCTTGGTTTTTCGCTGGCAGCGCTTGAGCGTGGCCACGTAAGCCTTGCGGTCACGCTCCAGAGCGCGTCGCAGAACCGTGTAGGCGTACTGCGCGAGCCGGGGCCCTGGATCGGTCCCGACAAACGTCATCGTCTGCCCTCGAAGCTCTGAACCGATCAGAAAATCGCAGGCAAACGCGTTCGCGCACGTTCGGGCCAAGACCACCAAATGTTGTGGCGGCTGGCTTTTCACGCCGCTCAAACATGACGATTCGGTTGCCTCGGCCGCGGCCACCTGGCTTTCGCTAACCGAGAACTCGCGCATCAGGGCCTGGGCCTGGCGTAGTGCTGTGGCGGCTTCGTGTTCGTTGGATGACGCCGACAGCGCCAGGCACTTGCGGATCTTCTCGATCGCTTTGTCGCGTTGCATCATATCGTTGAAACCCTTGCCGAGATCCGGAAATGAACTACGAGCAGATATATCGAGACGACGAGCGCGGTTTTAGCGTGATGGGCGCGAATCCCGACAAATGGGCGATGAAGGTTGTCTTCGACCACCCGGTGCTGGGTGAAATCAAGGACCTCGACAACAGCTACCGCTCGAAACAAGAGGCCATAGCAGCCGGTCGCGAGCTCGGCGAGCAGCTCACGAAGCTGAAAAAATAAAAGCAGCCAACCGCCGGCAACGAGGGGGTCGCGTTGCCGACGGCCGCTGCCGGGACGTGACGTGCCCAACCGGCCGGATCTCACGGGTGATTCGGCCCGTTCTCCGGCTGCCGGTGTTATTGCCCCAGGACACCGCCGGCTGGTCCTGGCCCGGGATAAATACGCATCCCGGGCGACGCTCACCGCTGGGGTGATCCGCCGCGACGCAGGCCAAGATCGGCACAAGCGTCGCTGTATAAAAAATCCATGATCCGGCCGCAATCAGCGTTCGAAATATCCTGCGTCGGATCGTCGCGAATCCACTGCGCAAACGCTGCGGTAAGGCGTTCTTCGTCGAACACCCAGTACGCGCCATATGCCATCGACTCGGGCGCTGCCTGGCCCGCGATCGGTCGAGCCGTACCGCGCGCAGAATCGCGTGTTTGCAAATGCGTCGACGCGCGACGCTTATGCGTTGGCAGATTCTGCCGAGCCACAACTACACCGCCGCCAGGTTGAGCGGAATCGCCTCATAGCGATCGGTCTCTTCGCAGCGCGTGTAAACGCGCACATAAACCGCGGTACCGGAAACCTGGATCGACTCGCGCAGCGCGTCCATCGCCGTCTCCCATTCCGGGTCATCGATGTCGTAGCGCAAGAGCTCAAGTACCGCCTGGCTGCGCATGTTGCCCTGCCGGTCGGTTCGAAACGCTCGATCCACCAACACCTTGATATTGTCGTTGGCACCTTCGGACCAGCGCGTAATGCAGTCGTCGATCGCCTTCTTGGCTATCTTGATCTCTTCCGTGAACGTGATCCGGTCGGCATAGGCACGCTCGACCTTGTACCGGCCGTTGAACGTGATGATCGACAAATTGCCTTTGTCGCCGCCGATCTTCACGTCGTGGCGCTCGGCCGCAATCTCCACCAGATCCTCGAGCTCGGCCAGCGCATCGATCTTGAACTGGCGCAGCGCTGCGTTGATGGCCATCGCGCGCTCGGACAACCGCCGGGCAACGTCGTCGCGCAACTTGTCCGACTCGCGCACCTTTGATTCGGGCACAAGCCGGCCGGCGCTGTCTTCCATGTAGCCGGCCGGAATCTGGGTTTCACTCATGGTCAGTCTCGCTGTCGGTATGCGATCGCTGTCGCAGACGGGCCGTGGCCTCGGCCACCGCTGTTTTCAGGCTGCCGCCGGGAATGGGTGCAGACCGGGAACCGGCCGGGGCCGGCTCGGCTTCGGGCGCAGTGGAGCGGCGTTCACGCGGCTTGGCCGGGCGGCCATCGCTGCGTTGGCGGCGTTTGCGCTCTCGTTCGGCTTCGGCTTGTCCTTCATCTCGATTGGCCCCCGAGGCAATGATCTCGAATAAATAGGCGTTATCCTTGAGCGGCAGCGATAGTCGGTGCTGCTTATCGACAACCGCCTGAAGCGCTGTGGCCCACACCGGCATCGGCGCTGCCCAAGTGCGCCCGTGTCGTTCGATGGAACCACGCTCAATCGCGTTATTAATCTCGCGTGTCAGCCTTAATGCCCGGCTCCAGGCCAGCGCACGTTTCGGCGGGCTGAACAGGCGCAGATAATCGAATAATGCGCGGGCGATCGCCGGCTGCAGATTGCCCACGAGCTGGCAGTACTGCTTGGCGTCCGCTTCATCGACGAACTGATCGAGCGTGGCCACGCGGCCACAATCCGGGCAGGCTGCACGTACCTTCATGAAGCCTCCGGATTGCCAGCCCCGCAAAACGGGCAGAACCACGTGCCGTGCCCCGGCGCCTCGGGGTCTTCGACGAAATGCGACGGCCACGTGCCTCGCGGCTCAAATATCGGCTCGGCCATGACCAGACAGCCGTTTGTTACCTGATGCGCATGAGGCGCCAGGCCATACGCCGGATAACAGGGCTGCCCGTCGGGATCGGTGCAGTGCGGACAGCTTCGAGCAACATCGTCCATCGCTATACCTTTTCAATAGCGTGAAGAATGAGCTGGGCCCGCTCGTATTGCGGATAACGCTCGCGCGCCACACGAAAGGCGGCCAGAATGTCGTGGTGGCGAATGACCACCGACGGGCCCAGAGGTTTGCCGTTACGGTGCGGCGCAAAATAGAAATCGCGCTGGACGTCGCCGCTCACGCCATCTCCACGCCGTCGGCCGTTCTTTTCCGTGCCGTATTGCGCTCGCGGTAACAGGCCTTGCACAAGCTCGACAGGCCTGCCAGGTCATCGCGTTTGGCATAAAAGAATTCGGTATCGGCCGGCCAGTAGTCGCCGCAGCCCGTACACAGCTTCTCCAGGCCCAACGGCTCGGTCAGCCGGTAGCGCCCGGCCGCGATCGACGCCGTAATGAACCCACGCCCGACGATCGGCGCATACGGACCCACATGCTTGCCTACGCGCGCCCGGCTCATAGCGCATCGTCCAGGCGCAGCTGGCCCGCCAGATCCGGCAGCGCGACGTTCATCATCGCGGCGATCTGCTCGAAGCCGGTGATGTTGCGCCGATATAGATAAGTGCAGGTCCGCTTGAGCTCCGCCGTAGAGCTGGCCAGATAGTACCCGCGGCCGGGATGGCCGCAGATATGACGGCCAGCACGTCGCAGCTCGACGATCACATAGCGCAGTTGGCGCTGCTTGTGGGCCAGGCCCACCACGCTGCCGGTCAGCTCGACAGCCAGTTGGTCGCTGTGAATCGCGTTCTGTTCGCCGATATGGCCGGCCATCGCGGACAGCAGCGTATCGGCGGTGATCGGGTTCGACATGGCTATCGCTCCTGCGCCTCGAGGGCGCGTCGCAAGGTGCCAGGCGTGACCTCGGCCAGATAAGCCAGAAGAGCCGAGACATCGGGCCGCTGCAGCTCGCCGTGCAGCCCGTCGGACGTATCGACCGACAAGCGCCCGTCGCTCCAGAGCGCGAAGCGCGGCGCGCCCGGGTCGGCAGAGCAGCGTGATGCGTCAACCGCGGCGGTCTCGACGTCCGCTTGCTCGTCGCCGGCGTCGATAAACGGCCCGGCCACGGGATCGGCCCATGCCGGCAGGCCGTACTCGGTCAGCGCGCTATCCACGCGCCGGCGCCCGACCAACTGCCCCGAGCCTGTTGGCCCCGCGTGATACGACAGCGTCTTGCCGATCTTGTCGCGTGCATCCGTCAGGCAGGCGGCGAGGTCCTCGATCGTCATCCAGGCATCGGCATCCCGAATCGCCTGAATGACGCGGGCGCTTCGGCCGGTCGACCGGCCCGTCGTCGGCGACGGGCCGCCGACGGCGTATACGCCATCAGGCACCGCGCTGGCCTCCCGTTCGCTTGGCGGCTCGGCGTGCCAATCGGCCAACCCGTAAAGCCGCAGGTTCGAGCCGGCTTGCGGCATCGATACCGCCGTGTCTTTCAACGCCTGGCCGATCTGCTCGCGCGAGTATTGACGCAGCGCACTACAAATCTGATCACGCGTAAGCCATTCGCCTGCGGCCGCCAGTACCGCCGCAACGTCCCGTGTCGGAGAATCGGCATTCGACTGGCCGGGCCGCGTGGCGCAATCGGCGCTGATGAGACGGTAGGCCCGCTTGTTGCGATGCGTCACCTGTGCCACGCGGCCCTCGGCCACCAGCTCACGTAGCGCCTGCTGGGCATCATCGACCTCGGCCGAGGTCGCGCACGAGCGATGCACCGCCGACGCAGTGGTCGGCGCCGCCGCGCGGGCCAATGCGGTCAAAGCCTCATCGCGCACGCGCCGTGCGATGGACGCTCTCACTTTGGCCCGGCTCATGACGCCACCTGCCAGAGCACCGTGCAGCCGTGGACCTCGGCGCGCTGCTCGGTCTGAATGCCGAAGGCATGCCGGCGCCGGATCATCGTCGTGCCCGGCAAACAAGGCGCCCGCATCGGCATAGTCACATGCAGCACCGGGCGCGCGTCGCCAATCTCAAGCCGGTCAATCACGATGTCTCGCGCGGCCAGCTCGGCCATCGCTTTCTGCGCCAGCACCACCTGACACGCCATCCGCTGGTTGGCGGGCGCAAGTTCGGTTGTATGGATAGCCGACATATCAAGCCTCCGGGAAAAGCTCGGCGTGGATGAGCGGATCGCCGGTCCGGGCCGCCTGGTTCATCGCGGCCTTGACGCGGTTGTTGATCGACAGCGGATAAGACTCGCTGCGCACCTCGTTCACGCCGCGCAGGCGCTGTGTCAGCGAAGCGTGAATCGCCGCGGCCGCGTCAGCAGCAAAGATGTCGTCATAGCGCGCGCGCACGCGCGGGTGCTCGAATTTCTGGCGCAGATAGGTCTCGATCTGGCCGGCATCCATCGGCCCCAGATAAGCCGTCTCGATACGACGAATCACCTCGCGCGCGCCGTAGTTCTGCTTGGCATTCAAAAGCCCGCCCAGCTCGGGCTGGCCGACCAGAATGATGCTGATCAGCTTGCGAAAGCCGTCTTCGAGCTCGTAGAACCGCTTGAGGTATTTCAGCGTCTGGATCGAAAGATCATGAGCCTCCTCGATGATCAGCACGTGGCGGTTGCCGGCCCGGCTGGACTCGGTCAAAAGACGTTCGATCTGGCGCGCCTTGGCCTCCAGCGACAGCTTGATCGTCTCGTGCGGGGCCAGGTCCGATATCACCGCGTCACAAATCATCGATGCATTGAGCTTCTTCTTGTCGATCGCACGCGGCTGAATCGGCACGATCGACAACTCATCGCGGTTGATGCGGTCCAGCAGATCGCGGCGCAGTGTCGTCTTGCCCGCCCCGGACTCGCCGATCACCGCCATAAAGCCGCCGTGCTTGGCGGTCTGCATCATGGCCTCGCGGATATAGCGCTGGTCATGGCCCAGATACACATCGTCCGGGCTTTGCACATCGTCCACGAACGGATCGCGAAAGAGCTTGAAATGTTTCTTGGCGGCAGCGGTGAGCATCTCGGTCTCCGGGATGTCGATATAGCGTTGGATTTGCGCAGACCGCTCGGTCAGCGGCGCGCGGTTTCGAGGCTTGCGTAGCGCCGGCGCGTCCTCGTGCGTCAGCCAGCAGTCGACCAGCTCGGTGGCACACACGCCGCGCCCGAGCAGGAATTGCTCCATCTGGTCCTGTAGCGTTTCGGCGCGCGTGGTTCGGGGCCAGCGGTTGTGGTTGAGCACCGAATTGATCGTCGCCGGCGCCAGCGGACGGCCCTGATTGGGCCCGCCAGTCTGTGTGGTCGAGGCAGCGATCTCGCGCGCGCTGATGCCGTGTTCAGCCAGCACAAACTTGATCTTCAGCGGTGCGTTTTTAGTTGCGGCGGCAGACATGCACCCTCCTACTTGGCAACCCGAAGCACGGGCTGCGTAAATGAATCGGGCTCGCTACCCAACTCGGTAACGAGTGCGTCGATGGCGTCTTCTGCGACGCCATCAGGGAATCGCTCGCGCAGCGCGGCGTTTTCGTCGCGCGTGACCGGCCGGCCCAGACGATCCGCCAACAACCCGCAGACACTGGATACCGATACCGGCTTGCGCTCGGGCTCGAATCGGTTGGGCGTATCCAGCTCGGTGCCCTTGCGGCGCATATAGGTCGGCAGATCCACATGGGCGAGATGGCCGTGGGCATCCAGCCCGCCGAACGGCGTATCGCCACGTTTCTTCGCGGCTTGGGTGTCGTCGGCATTCGCGCCGCCGTAAGCCGCGCGATCGGCGGCCGCGGCCCGGCGCTCGATCTCGGTATCGGCCGGGCGCTTGTAGGCCTCGCCGATCACGGCCGCGCCGGTTTCAAAGCCTGCGGCGTCGAACACCAGCGCCTCACACACATGGCTGTGGCGCTCGCCGCGATAATCCTCGACCGTTACCGACACCTGGTTGGGCCCGTAAATCAGCGGCGCCACATCCACCGTCGCCCCGGCAAACGCCTCGGGAATATGGCGCAGGTCATAGCGCTCGCTGCGCTTCGTGTTCGGGTGACGAAACGAAATCGTGATGTCGTTGTTCACCCGCCGGGGTTTGGGTTCGGCCGACAGCAGGTACTGACAAAGCTCGCGATCCGGCAACAGGCGTAGATGGGCCTGGCGGATCGTCTGCCAGAGCCCGAACCGGCTGACCGGCTCACGCATGCCGCGACGCTGCAGGCGAGCGTCGTAATCCGGAATACGGTCCGCGTTGTAAGCGTTCATCCAGCCGAGCGCCGCCGCATTGAGCTCGTCCACGTTGCGGATCGGCTCGTAGCGGAGACGGCTCTCGAACAGCTTCTCGACCAGATTATTGGCGTTTTCCACGCTGCCCTTGGCACGTGGATTGCCCGCCTCGTGCGGGATATGCGTCACCTCCAAGGCATGTAGCGCGCACTGAATCGCCTTCGACGTGTTCGCGGAGCCCTTGTCCCAGACCAGGATCTGCGGCACCCCGTGAAACGGACAGTCGTCGCGGGCCTCCCAGCAGAACAACAGGAAATCCCAGAGATTGGCCGTGGTCTCGCCGGCGGCGCGGTAATAACGCACCTGGATCGTCGCCGAGTAATGATCGACCAGCACATACCGCCAGACCTTGAAATCCTCGATACGGGCCACGTTGGCGGGCTTGTTCTTGTAGAACTTCGCCTCGTCCATCATCCGCTGCGTGCCGTCCGGCTCGTAGTAGATCAGGCACAGCGACGGGTCCACCTGATGCACATGGTTCGGGTGCAGGCTGCGTTGACGCTGCACCGGGCGTTCGCGGCGCTGGCTGGCCAGATCCATCTGGCGCTGGCGCATCAGCGTGTTCAGCCGCCCGTTCGACACGCTGAACTCGCGGCCGTTGGCCCCCAGCAGGCTGCGCGCCGTCGGCGTTTCCATCGTCGCTTTGCCGTTGGCGCGCAGGCCGACGCGCAGCGTGGCCGACAGATCGGTGAGTGCGGCTTCGTCCTGGGTCGTCCGGCCGGCGTCGGCGCGTTTCTTGCGCCCGCTCGTCCAGCCCACCTGGGCCAGCAGCTTGTACGTCTTGTTGCGTGACCAGCCGAACATCGCGGCCACCTCGTCGATCAGCGCGGTGCGCTGGCCGTGGCCGGCCGCATCCAGGCGGCGGGCCAGCCGCCGGAGCTCGTCCTGTGCAGCCAGATGTGCTTTCTCCTGCACCGGCATGATCAGACCCTCCGCTGGGCGGCTTTAAGCCAGCCCAGCTGCCAGAACGCGATACGCGGGTTCGGCTCATCCGTGGGCGTGCGAAACCGCACGCGGCCGTACGGGCAATCCGTCACGCGCACGCCCAGCGAATGCGCCAGGAACCCATCGCCAAACGCCTCGTCGCGACACTCGGTCGCCGGACACCAGCCACCAAGCGGCGTGTTCAGGCTCTGGACAACGACCTGCTGCGTACCCGCGCGCATCACGCCGATCCCGACGGTTGCGAGCTGACGGCGAGTACCGCCTGGCTCGCCTGAATCCAGGCCGCGAGTTGTGCCTCGTTCATGCGATCCGCCAAGGTCTCGGCCATCTCGCGCAATACCGCTTGTGTGTCGAACCGGCCGGATTTTTCCCCGAGTAGCGTGGCGATCGCTTCACCTGCGGCCAGGCGTTCGACGAGCTTGGCTGCCGGGTCGTCGGCGAGCGGGCACCAGTGCCAGCAACGCATCACCGCTGTGCGTGCATCGATGGTCGTACCGTCGACGAACTCGATCAGCCGGGCGTCACCGGTCTCGTGGCGGGCGGCAATGATGCGATCCGGGCCGCGATGATCGCGCGTGCGCATCGCATCGCCCGCCTGGCCATCGGCGGTATGGGTATACGGGCGAAACCTCATGCCACACCCCCGGCGTCATCGCGGAACGCATCGACATCCATCAACGGGCGGGCTGCCGGCTTGTAGCCCGAGAACACCTCCTCGCAGCTCACGCCCAGCTCCTCGGCCTTGGCCACGATCTGCTGGACCGCGTCGTAGTACACGACAGCCATCGCCTCGATCGCCGATTCTCGGTCGTCGTCCTCGAATGGTTCGGTAAGAATCGTCTCGCGCAGCGCGTCGAGCTGATCCAGGCCCTGCAGCACCTCACCCGCACGCTTGGTGCCCGCCTGGGCGATCTCGAAGGCCCGGCTGGGCCAGGGTCGGGTCACATCGCGCGCCTTGTGCAGATCCGCATCAAGCTTGTCGATCTTGGCGTTCTTGTCGGCCAGAAGACGCTCGTGGGTTTCGGCGTCTTCCGTGTTCTTCTGCTTGGCTTTGCGCAGTGCGTCGCGGAGCTCGTTGCGTGTCATGCGCTCATATTCATCGAGCGTATGACCGGCCAACGTACCGCCGTCGTTCAACGCTGCGATCTCGTCATCGTCCTCGGTCAAAAACTCCAGCATTTTGGACTTGCCGAGATCGGCAAGCTTGGGTGCCTTCGAGAACTTCACCGCGGCCTGCATGAAGCGCCGCGCGGTTCGCCCGGAGCAGCCAATCTTGTTCAGCGCCCACTGGAAATCGGCGTCGGTTTCATGCTCGCGAATCTGAATCAGGTTACAGCCCAGATACAGACACATCCGGCCCATGTCGCCATACATCTGAGCCGAGGTTTCGATCTTGCGATAGAAGTCATACGGCAGATCGTCGCCGTAGCGCTGGTCGATCTCGGTCAGGTTCTGGCGCACCGTATCCAGGGCCGCCATATCCTCGGACAGAGCGTTGTGATCAATCACCTGTGCGTCGTCGGAATCAGTCATCGGGTAGGCCTTCAAAACGTCGTGGTAGGGATTACGAAAGACGGGAATAGCGCTGACGAATTTCATCGACCTTGCGCTGGGCCTTGTCCAATGACTCGAGCATCGACAGCCCGATCTGGCCCACGCGCGGCGACAGCCGCCAGCGATGTGTTTCCGGCACGCGCTCGGCGATACCGGCGGCTTCCAGGTTGGCCAGATCACGTGTGACCTGGCTCTGCCCGATGGCCATCGCCGTGGCGATCTCGCCCGGCGCCAGGCCATAGAGTTCGTTGCCCGCCAGCACGAACTGCATCTGCAGCACGCGCTGCTGGCTCTTGCTGATATAGCGGGGCTCGCTCATCGCTTGGCCCCAATCGCATACAGCACCGCCTGCTCGGCGGTCGCGTTGTTGCGCAAGAGAAAATCGATCGCGGCCTGGCGGGTACAGCCCATCGCCTGCAGCTCGTCAACCAGGCGGTGCAGTTCCATGTAGCAATCGGCGGCCGTTACGCCAACCTCGTGTTTCTTTAGAAACCACAAGAAGCCGGTATCCGCACGGACCTGTTCGGCCAAGCCGCCAAACGCGGCAAGCGTGTCGGCCAGGGCAACGCTCTCGTGATAGCCAATGCTTGAACGCGTTTTCATGCCTCGTCCTGACGGGTTCCAAAATCAAGCTCGGGCTGGTCATACCGCTCGACGTTGGCGCGGTGGCTGGCCAAGTCCGTCATGGCCGCGTCGATCGCTGCCAGCGTGGCCTCATGGTCGTGCTGGCCATCGGCGAACAGCAGCAGCTGTTGCACGGCGGCGGTGAACGTCGATTGCAGCGCGTTGATATCGCTGGCCGACGCCGCCTTGCCGGTGGGCATATCGATCAACAGCTTGTGGTCGCTGGCCGCCAGATACTGGGTGACAAAGCTGATGCCACAGGCCGCCTCGAACGGGCGAATCAGCACCGTGGGGATACGCCCGGATTCCACCCACTTATAGATCGACCACTTGTTGGGCTGGCCCATGAGGTCGGCGATCGAATCCACGGACCGGTTATGCCGGGCCTTGGCGTGCTGAATACACAGCTCCATCGCATGCGGGATACTGGTCGGGCGAACGCGCTTCCAACGAGTGCCGGTCATTTGATTGCCCCGGTCTCTCGGAACGCGACGGGGCTCCAAACAAACATTGGTCTTGCTTCTATCGAGCCCCGCTCAGCCGGCGTACCTTTGGAGGTCCTCGGCAAGACAAGGCACTCAGGCAATTCGATATGAGATGATTTCGCACGTTTAGGCATTACAACGCCTCGCCAGGAGCGGAGTTGCGGTGCCAACGCGGCCACAGCTGGGCCAGGCTCAGTTTCGTATGCCGAGAGATTGCGTCTTCTATGCGCTTTGATCGGCTACGAGAAAACACTACGTAGTGAACGGCCGATCGAGTCACGTGCAGCTCGGCCGCCACTTGGCTCATGGAGCTGTGCGCCTCGGAAAGAGCAGCTTTTATAGCCTCTGGTTTCACGCTATTGGACGTTACTTATGACCTTCATCCAAAAATTAAACGACAATGGACGTTAAGTCAACGTCGGAAATGCCCGGCGATCGCATTCGTCGTGCTCGACGTTTTTTAAAGCTCTCGCAGCAAAGATTTGCCGACGAACTTGGCATTAGCCGGAGTTACGTGGGTGACGTTGAGAACGGTCGAATCAAGCCATCGGATAATTTGATCGGTCTCATAACGTCAAAATTTAACGTCGATATTGAGTGGATCACGTCAGGCCGAGGCGAGATGGTTCCCGACTCAACGCCCGAGCAGGCAGACGCACTGCTCAAATTGCATGAGCAGAAGCTGGCAGTGTCCAAGGGCGCCTCGGGAGCCGAGCCTAAAATTCTTGGTGAATGGTCTTTCGACGTTCCGATATTTGATATCGAACTTTCTGCGGGACACGGCTCCGCGGTTGAAGACGAAGTGATCGTCGACTATCTATCAATGCCTCAAAGGTTCTTTGATCGCCGCGCTGTCGACCCGGCCAGCTGTGGCGCTGCCATCGTTCGGGGCACCTCGATGGAGCGCCTTTTGCGAGATGGGGATTACGTCGTATTCGACCGATCAATAAGAAAAATAGTCAGCGACGCGTGTTACGTCATCCGCGTGTTTGACGATTTGCTGATCAAGTACGTTCGAAAGCTGCCCGATGGCGATCTGGAGATAACGGCGGAAAATACGCCGGCATTTCGACCGTTCACCATCCGAGCGGTGGATCTGGAAGGGCCTCAGATTCAAATCATCGGCCGAGTGATCGGCGCAATCGTAAACTGGCCGTAGACAGGCCCGGGAGCAAGCTCATGGCAATGACGCAGTGCGAAGAATGCGGCAACGACATATCGGATCGGGCACAGAGCTGCCCGCAGTGCGGGGCGCCCGGTCAGGCGGCGCAAGCAGCAGCCAAGCCGCAGCATCGCGATAAAGTCGGCCGGACGGGCGGCGTTTACGAAGCGCTTGGGTTTGTCATGATCGTCGGGGGCATGCTCACGACAATGGCGGCGGGCCCCGGCATCACCAACAACGTAGGTATCGGCGCACTCGTCGGTGGCATCGTCGTGTTTCTTGTGGGCCGATTCAAATAAGACCAAATGCGCCGACGTCGGCGCATTTGGCTTGTGCCCGTTTTAATGAATTCGGCGCTCTATACCGCCGAGAATGCCTTTTTCAAGCGTGCCGTTTGAATAGGCCTGTACCCAATTCGTCTTGTAAGGATAAATCTGCGAGCCGTTTCCCGTGCGCAGTTGATAGCGCATTTTGCTATTGACCTGAACGCGCGTGCGGTCCGGCTCCAAGGCGTTGGCCAAGATGTTCAAGCTTACCCGACGATCCGTGATCTGATTCTCTGAGCCGAAAGTGCTGCCAGGCATGCCCTCGTCGGCCCATTCTGGATCATAGCTCGCTTCCGATACGGCAACGATCCCGCTGTCTTTTTCGAGCGTCGTGATGTTGATCCCGGATTCCCCCACGGCCTGGACGATTGCGCTCCAAACCTGGTCGTATGATGCGTTGTAAACGCGAGACCGCGTAATATCCTGTTCGACCGGCTTGACTGGCGGTGTTGCGCAACCGGCCAGGCAAAAGGCCAGTACGCATGATGCGATTGCGCGATAGGTCATCGTTCCCCCTTCGTGAAAGATACGCACGAACGTGCGGTGTAAATACAGCACGAGAGGCGTAAGGACTGCAATCACATGCGTCCTTGAGTTACCTCCGGGCCGCTCGACGCCCGAGAACGCTAGCGTGCACGGTCGCCGGCGACCGTTTGAAAAGAAATATTTTCAGTTGGTCGCCGGCGACCGGCTATACCTCGGCCGCTCGCCGGCTCTCTCGCGAATCGGTAAAGCCTTTTAATGGCCGCGCGGGGCCTTGCCTCGCAGTCTTGGCGGCATGAACGAATCGCAGATCTCCGCCATCGCCACGCGCTGTGCTGCCGAGCACGGTATTCCGTTGCCGATCCTGTTGGGCGTTATCCAGGTCGAGTCCGGCGACTCGACCTGGGCCTCGCGCTACGAGGCGCACTACCGCTGGACGGTTAACGCCCGCACCGGGCGCCCGCTCACGCTCACCGCCACACAGGCCCGCGCCGGCCGCGCGCCGGACGGTTTCCCCGCGCCCGATGCGGGCGAGGTGGGCTATTTCTCCACGGCCGATACCGAGTATGTCCACCAGAAGACAAGCTGGGGCGCCATGCAGGTGATCGGCGCGGTGGCGCGTGAGCACGGGTTCATGCACGAGCTGCCGATGCTGTGTGACCCGCAATACGGCATCGATATCGGCGCGCGCCACCTGGCGCGGCTGCATGACCGGTTTGGCGCACAACACGGCTGGGCCGGTGCGCTGGATGCCTACAACGACGGCACGGCGCGTATCGAGCGGCCCGTGGATTACCCGCACAAGGTGGCCCGCACCTCGCCTGATGCAAAGGCGCTGATCTTCCCAAAGCCCGATCGGGCGGCGTGATTCGTCGTCCGGGCATGGCCGCGGCATGGCAAGACGCCGCCGCGCTCATTCGTCGTATTTTCTAACCCCGATGGAGATCGATATGCACATGGTCGAGATGGTGTTCGCGTATGTGAGTGCGGCGATCACGTTCGCCACGTTCGCATTGCAGGGCCTGGCCGCAATCACGCGAATCACACCCAGCACCGCGGACGATGAACTGCTGGGCCGGGCCCAGCGCTGGGTCAAGCAGGCACAGCGCGTGCTCGGTCTGATCGCGCTGGATACGGCCAGCACGCATAAGCCGCGGCGCAGCTCGAACGGGCCGGGCGGCAGCGCCGGCGCCGCCGTCACCTCGATCGTGGTGGCGATGGTCATGGCTGTTTGCCTGGCGGGCATCGGCGGCTGTGCCCACACGCCGGCACCGCAGACCGCCAAGCAATCGTTGGCTTATACCGAATCGTCGTATGCCGCGGCCGTGAATACGGCCGTACGCCTGGAACGCGCGGGCGCGCTCTCTGCGGCGCAGGACACACGGCTGGACGATCTCATCCAGCGCGGCAACGCCGCCCTGGCCGCGGCACATAGCGCGCTGGGCAACGATCAGGCTGGCGTCGTGCAAGGCCGTCTGGCCACGGTCGATGCGGTACTGGTCGCCGTGCGCGACATGATTCAACAGGAGATCACCGATGGGCACTAACGTCGTCACCGCGATCAACGGCTTGATCGCGCTTACCGAACTCTCGCGCCAGCTCAGCGAGGAAATGGGCCGGGCCGCGTCCAAGATCAGCCAGGCCCAGGCCGAAGGCCGCGACTTGAGCGATGCCGAAATGGCCGAGATCGAGACCGCCCGGCAAGACGCCGTGGCCGCCTGGAACGCCCGCGCCGACTAAGGCGCCCGCCAAGGACCCGACATGACCGAGGACCTGATCATATCCGTGCTCACGATCCTGGGCGGGATCGCAGCCCTCCAGGGCGGCACCATCTGGATGGTGCGGATCATGATCGATCGCGGCCAGCGCCAGACCCAGCAGGCACTCGATAAGCATCTGACGGATTCGCGCGAACACGACCGGGCCCAGGACCAGCGCATCGAAGCGGTGGAGCAGCAGATCAGCCAGCTCCACCGCGATCTGCCCGAAACCTACATGCGCCGCGACGACTACGTGCAGTCGTTTTCCCGCATCGAACAGAAGATCGACGCCATCTGGGAATACATGCGCAACCACCTCATGAAGCCGCGTGGAGATTGATCGATGACCGATCCGCATCAGTTCGAAAAGATCCAGCGCGAGAACATGCGCTGGCGCATTCTGCAAACCGCCGAGGTCAGCCACCCCTGGCCGGTGCGCGAAGACCTGCTGCTCTCGACCGTGGCCGGCCCGGACATGCCGATCACATCCACCGATCTGCGCCGCGAGGTCGCCTACCTGGAGCGCCGCGAACTGGTCACGGTCAAAAACCGCGGCCTGGGCCCATACCTGGTCGAGTTGACGCGTTATGGGCTGGATCTGGCGCAGTACACCATCGACTGCCAGCCCGGCATTGCCCGGCCGGAGAAATACTGGTGATCCGGCGCCTGACCAAGAACCAGCTCTCGCACACGCTGGCCGGCTTCGGCTGGCTGGGCATGGGCCTGTCGACCATCGGCGTGGCCGCGCCGCTGATCGCCCTCGGCGCGCCGTTTGTTCTGGCCGCCTCTATCGCCGGCGCGGCGATCTATACCTGTGATCGTCTGGCCACGAACGTCGCCGACGAGCTGTGCCGCCGGGGCCGCTGATGGGCAAGCGTGCCGCAATCGAAACGATGGCCCCCGAAGATCGCCAGCAGCTCGAGCGCAAGCTCGTGGCCAACGGCTTCTCGGACTATGAAGCGCTGGCACAATGGCTCCAGGCGCTGGGCTACGAGATTCATAAGAGCCAGGTGCATCGGTTCGGCCAGTCCTTTCAAGAACGCCTGAAGCGCATCAAGACCGCCACCGAGCAGGCCAAGATGCTCCAGGACGAGCTGGGCGACGACGAAGGCGCACTCAACGACGCGCTCATACGCCATGTTCAGGCCCAGCTGTTCGAGCTGCTGGAAAAGATCGACCTCGACCCCGACGAGATCGACATCCACAAGCTGATCCGCAATATCGCACAGCTCTCCACGGCCACCGTGCGGCAGAAACAATGGGCCGCCGAGGCGCGTGATCGCGTGGCCCGCGCCGCTGAAAAGGTCAGGGCAATCGGCAAGAGCAACGGCCTGTCCGACGATGCCCTGAGTCAGATCGAAGGCGAGCTGAACCTGTTCTGATGAGCGCCGACGCCTATTTCCTGCCGTACCAGGCGCGCTATATCCAGGACCGCGCCCGCTTCAAGGCCGCCGAAAAATCCCGCCGTATCGGCTGGACCTACGGCCAGTCCTATGAAGACACGCGCGATGCCGCCCGCAAGCGCGGCCCCCTGGACGTATGGTTTTCCTCGGCCGATGAATCGGCCGCCAAGGAGTACATCCGCTACGTGGCCCAGTGGGCGCGCATCTTCAATATCGCGGCGACCGATCTCGGCGAGATCGCGCTCGAATCGGATAAAGACGTCAAGGCCCTGGCCGTGGAGTTCGCCACCGGCAAGCGCATCACAGCACTCACCTCCAACCCCAAGGCATTCCGCTCCAAGGGCGGCAAGCTCGTGCTCGACGAGTTCGCGTTTCACCCCGATCAGGATGCGATGTGGAAAGCGGCCCGGCCGATCATCACCTGGGGCTTTCCGGTCCGCGTGATTTCGACCTACAACGGCAAGGGCAATCGCTACTACCGCCTGATCAGCGACATCAAGAAAGAGCTGGCCCATGCCGGGCGATCACGCTGGAGCCTGCACAGCGTGACCATCGAGCAGGCCGTGGCCGAGGGCCTGGCCGATCGTATCGTCATGACGGCCGTGCTACCCCGCGTCGACAAGGGCTTGAGCGTGCGCGGCGTGGCCGATCTCACCGAAGAGCTCGAGGCCGAGGTCAGCGCCGCCAGCGATCTGGCCGATGTTGCGCTGCTGCACCGGCTCAAGCGCTGCGTGGTCGAGCGCCTGGACGGCTCTAGCGCATTCGAGCGGGTACGCCTGCTCTCGCTGAGCGAAGACGAGCGCCAGACCTGGATCGACGAAGAGCGCGCGACTGCCGGCGACGAGGAAACCTGGCAACAGGAGTACATGTGCATCCCGGTCGACGAGGCCACCGCGTGGCTCACCTGGGAACTCATCATCAGCGCCGAGCACGCCGAGGCGGGCCTGCCAGGGGAATACGCGGGTGGCCCGTGCTTTGTCGGCGTCGATATCGGCCGGCGCCGGGATCTGTATGTGATCTGGGTGCTCGAAAAGATCGGCGATATTTACTGGACCCGCGAAGTCGTCGCCCTCCAGAAGGCCCGGTTCTCCTTGCAGGCGGCCGAGCTGGCACGCGTGTTTGCCACCTACGACGTGCGCCGGTGCTGCATGGACCAGGGCGGCATGGGCGAAAAGCCCGTCGAGGACGCCAAGGACGCCCACGGCGCGTATCGCGTGGAGGGCGTGATCTTCAGCAACACCGTGAAGATCGACCTGGCCACCCGCGGCAAGCAGCGCTTCGAGGACAAGCGCGTGCGCACCCCGGTCGACAAGGCCATCCGTGCCAGCCACCACGCCGTGCGCAAGCTGACCACCACCGCCGGCAACGTGCGCTTCGATGCCGAGCGCAGCGAGGTCGGGCATGCCGACGAGTTCTGGGCCCACATGCTGGCGCTGCACGCCACCGACGACCAGGTGCAGCCCGCCGCCGGCGCCTCGGTCGACCAATCGGCCGATACCTATCGAACGAATCGCGGCTCGGCCCGCCGACGGGCGGCCATGCTCGCAGGCCGCCTGTGAGCGCGCAGACGCCACAGCCGCCATACCGCTACGCCCGGCGTGCCGATCGGCGCGCCCAGGGCGTTCATGAACGTTCATGAACACGACTTTATCTATGCTCGAACGCATCAAGCACATCGCAGCCAGTTTCACGCGGCCCCTGCTCGAACCCGCCCCGGGCGAGGGGCCGATGCGCGAGGCCGCCGGTGCCACGCTCGACAGCACCGAAGAGCCCGGCTTCCGCCGGCTCTCGGCCGACCAGGGGCGCGATCTGTCCCCGCTGGCGCACGATCGCATGCAGCGCCTGGCGTACTGGATGTGGGAACAGAACAACCTGGCCAACCGGCTGATCGAGCTGCCCGTGGCCTACCTGCTGGCCGAGGGCGTCGAGCTGGTGGTCTCCGCCGCCGACCAGGAAGACGACATGCAAGCCGCACTCGACGGCTTCTGGCATGACCCGATCAACGCGATGGACCTCAAGCTGGCCAAGAAGACGCGCGAGCTGGCCATGTTCGGCGAGCAGTGCTGGCCGGCGTTTGTCAACGACACCACCGGCCATGTCCGTCTGGGCTATCTCGACCCCTGCAATATCGCCACCGTGGTCACCGACCCGGACAACATCGAGCAGGCGATCGGCGTGGTCACGAAGAAAGACAAACACGGCAACGCCCGCCGGTACCGCGTGATCGTCAACGGCGACGACGCCGAGCTGTTCACACAGCGCACGCAAGAGATCCGCCAGACCTTCACCGATGGCGATGCCTTCTTCTTCACCGTCAACGATCTGTCGAACAGCCGCCGCGGCCGCTCCGATCTCACCGCCCAGATCGACTGGGTCGACGGCTACGACCAGTTCCTGTTCGGCGAGCTCGAACGTGCCGATTTCCTGCGTGCCTTCATCTGGGATGTCGAGCTCAAGGGCGCCACGCCGGCCGAGGTGGCCCAGCGCGCCAACGAGATCACCGCCCCCAACCCGGGCAGCGTGCGTGTGCATAACGACAGCGAGGCCTGGAAAGCCGAGTCGCCCAGCCTCAACGCCGGCGACACCGACACCATCGCCCGGCTCACGCGCAATCACGTGCTCGGCGGGGCGACCGTGCCCGAGCACTGGTTCGGCGGCGGTGGCGATGTGAACCGCTCGACCGGCGAGAGCATGTCCGAGCCCACGTTCAAGATGCTGTCGATGCGCCAGCGCACGTTGAAGTACGTGCTCGAGTACGTCGCCTGGTTCCAGTTGCGCCAGTGGGCCGCCCGGGGCACCGGCCGCGAGCGCGCCCTGGACGCCGCCCGCGTCGAAGCCCGCTTCCCGGAAATGACCGCACGAGACACCTCCAAGTACGCCGGCGCGCTGGCCCAGACCGGCCAGGCCGTGGTCATGCTCATCGACCGCGGCCTCATGAGCGAGGCCACCGGCCTGCATCTCATCAACAGCATCGCCTCGCGCCTGGGCGTCGAGATGGACTGCGCCCAGGTGCTCGAAGACGCCAAGGCCGAAGCCGCGAAGCGCACCGAAACCCAGTACGGCGTGCCCGGCGTGGATCCCAACGACCCCGATATCGACACCCCATAGCGCGCGGCGGCGGCGTCACCTGCCCATGAAAATGGTGAGACGGTGCGGGCAGACGCACACCTTATATAGGAGGGGTGTTATGCAAATCACGCGATGGATCAGAACGGTTGTCCGGCCGAACGATATCGAGAGCGTCGGCCTCCTGTACTGGCGTGCCCTCGTCAGCGCGCTATTGCGTATCAGTCTGCGACTGCCGCTGCGCGTTCTGGCCGGGCTGTGCAACGCCTGCGCCCTGTTTTTCGAGGCACTCGCCAATCAGCTGATGGCCTGTGACCGGCTGATGCACTCGATAACGTGTCTGCCCTACGTCAAGGGCATCAAGGCAGAGCTTGCCCGGCTCGGCGATGACGAGCGACGCCGGGTGCTGCGCCGGCTCAGCGCCTCGCTCGACGAAGACTGACAACAACATGGCAGAAGACGATCGCACAACACGCTTTCGAGCCGAACGGCGCAACCAGGTCGCGCGCCGCGCGGCCATCATCCGCGATACACAGGCCGAGATCTTTCGGCTGCTGGATCTCGCCGAGCAACAGATCAAGACCCGTATCGCCAATGCGCCCACCGACTGGGAAACGTTCTTTCTGCCCCAGCTCCAAAGCCAGATCCGCGCCGCCATGAGCACGTTCGCGAGCGAGGCCGGCCCGGCCACGGCCGGCTCGGCCAGCACCGCCTGGCAAGCCGGCATCCATCTCGTCGACAAGCCCATCGCCGCCGGCGGCATCCAGATCGCCGCCTACCTGCCCGCCATCGACACCCGCCAGCTCGTGGCCATGCAGGCCTTCCAGACCAGCCTCATGAGCGATATCGGCACCACACTGGCCAATCGCATCAACGCCGAGCTGGGCCTGGTGGCCATCGGCAGCCAGCTCCAGAGCCAGGCCATCACCCAGATCGAAGGCCATCTGAAGACCGGCGGGCGATCACGCGCGACCACCATCCTGCGCACCGAGCTGGGGCGCGTGTATGCCACCGCCACGCAAGAACGCATGAGCCAGGCGACAAAGCGCCTGCCCGGCCTGCAAAAGGAATGGCGGCGCTCCGGCAAGGTCCACAGCCGCCCGGCCCACAATGCAATGAACGGCCAGCGCGTCGGCGTAAACGAGCGCTTCGTCATCCCGTTCTCCGGCGTCCACCTGCGCTATCCGCGCGACCCGAACGCGCCGGCGGCCGAGACCATCAACTGTGGGTGTGAGTCGTTGCCGTGGATGGCGAGTTGGGAGGAAGCCAGTTGATTCAACGCGGCGTGATTTTCTCTATTCCGGAACGGTACTGATCGCAGGCTGTTTCAAATTCGAAAGCAAACCTGTCCATATGGTCATGAAGATGATCACGGAACGACTCATCAAAGTTTTCCATATCGGTTTCAGTCTTAGAGTCGACTTCACACATCAAGCTAACGTGCGCTAGACCGAGCTCTTTTTGCAGATCGTTAAGCCTTGGATAGTAAAGGTTTTGAACGCGATTCAAGCGACGGAAAAGCTGGTTATCGCGCTGTCGTGCATGTTCGATTTGCTCATCGATGATTTCAATATCATCGAAAGCATCAACTAAGGCGTGATCAAGGCGATCGTGCTTGAGGCGAAGCGTATGCAAGACCGATCCTTGGAGGTCAAGCAGAGCCTGGTACATGCCTTCCAACCGTTCCCGATCCCGATGGCGACGGGAACTTCGAGCCTGCCACCAAACATTTACTAGAGACGCCAGTATGGCGCCCCCCGCAGCAAAGATTGTTGTCGCTACGAGCGACGTACTTATTCCGCCAGTCATGTCTTAGCCCAGACCAAACTGAGTTTTGATTGCTTCGCCGCTTGCTTTTGCCGAGGCTAGAAGACCGTATTTGGCGATATCGAACATTGTCGTCACGCTGGCTCTAGGGGCTTCTGCCTTCAACGTCTGCCAGATTTCGGGCTGATCCATTGCCTCGATGAACTGGTGTCCTTTTGCAGTCAAACGAATGGGCGGATCACCGCACAAATAGTCCGCGCCGTCGCGATGAAACGCAAAGGATTTAACGCCCTCCGGGCCCTTTATGAAGCCGTCGTCTTCCAGCAATTCAAGATGAAAAAGCATTTTTGCGTCGGCCTCAATTGTCTCGTTTTCTATCTCCGATAGATAAGGCCACGGCTCTGGCGAAGCCTGTATTTGATTCAAAAGCAACTTTAGATAGTCAGGATCCTGTCGCATCTCTGTTTATTGTCCGGCTCGATCTTGTGAATCAGTAAACCCTTTTAATGGAGCCGGTATCAATCCCCGCCTAATTTCGACGCCATCGCGCACAGCGCAGGCATCGAACACCGGCGGAGATTCGGATGGCGGAATCCAAGCCCAGCACGGGCAAGAACACGGGCCAGGCCAAGACGGCCGAGAAGACCGAGGCCGACCAGGCCCTCGAGTCGGCAAAGGCAGAAGCGGCCAAGCTCGTAGAACAGGCCAAGGCTGAAGCAAAGACGATTGTCGACAAGGCAAGCGCAGACGCACAGCAGAAGCTGGACGCGGCTGATGCCGAGGCCGGACGCATCGTGGACGATGCCACGGCCGAGGCCGCCCGGATCACCGAGGCGGCCAGCGTCACCGTTGCGGGTGCGCTTGAAACCCGCGAGCCGACAATCGACCGCGAAGAGGCCGCGGCCGTCGTGGGCATTGCGGCCAGTGAGGTCCACGCCTGCGCGCTGGCCGTTGACGGGCGCACCGTCACCGTCGTGACCACCCAGGGCGCCAAGCTCAAGGGGCGCGTCTGATGGTCATCAAACGTCCCGAAAACGGGCTGGAAGGCCCGCAGGCGATCCGCGAAGCCGCAGCCGGTGATTTCCGCGACATCATCGCCTTGCTACGCGAAGCGCTGCGCCAGGCCAGCGTGCGCGAATATGTCGATATGGAATCGGTCTACGCCGACCATGTCGTCGTACGCGACGGCGCCCGCTACTGGCGCTACGACTACACCCTGAACGATGACAACCAGGTGCAGCTCGGCGCACCGCGCGAGGTCACCAAGACCTTCATCGATGCCGCCATGCGCGAGGCCGCGGCCAGCCCGTTCATCGAGGCCAACGACAACAGCGGCATGCGGTTTCGCATCCGGGCGATCAAGGCCGGAAAGTCCAAGAACAACGCCTACTACCCCGACCAGGTGCTGCGCGAGGCCACGCCGTTGTTCAACGGCGTGCGCGTGTTCGCCAAGGCCGATGCCGAGCACCTGGCCGGCGGCGGCAAGTCGTTTGCCAACCTCATCGGGCGGCTGACCGACGCCCAGTTCGTTGAAGGCAAGGCCGCCGACGGCGGCGAGATCCAGGCCACGCTCGAACTGCTCGAATCGGCCGGCCCGGTGGCCGCCAAGATTCGCGAGGCCCATGCCCGCGGCATGTCCGAAATCTTCGGCTTTTCCATCGACGCGACCGGCCCGATGAAAAAACGCGGAACCATGCGCGAGGCCGTGAGCTTTTCCAAGGTCGACTCGGTCGATCTCATCATCGAGCCCGGCGCCGGCGGGCAGATCATCAATTTCATCGAAGCGCTACAGGACGAGGACACCGACATGAAGCTGCGCGCCCAAATGCTTGAGGCGATCAAGAAAAACGCCCCCAAGCGCCACGCCGAGCTGGGCGAGGACGCAACCGAAGACCAGATTCTCACGGCCTACCGCGAAGCCACCGCGCCCGAGCAGGCCACGCGCGAGGCCGCTGCCCAGACCGGCACGGATGACCCACCGGCGGCCACCCAGGCCGATATCGACCAGGCCGTGCGCATGGCCGAAGCGCGTGCCGATGCACGGGCCGCGATCGCCGAATCGGGCCTGCCCGAGCCGGCCAAGCAGCGTCTGGGCGAGCAGTTTCGCGAGGCCCGAACAATCGCCGACGGCGACGTGAAGAAGGCCATCGACAATGAGGCGGCCTACCTGGCGCGCTTCACCGAGTCCGGCAAGGTATCGGGCCTGGGCGACACGGCCCGCGTCGAGGGCGGTGAAGACCGCGCCGAAAAGGTCAACGCCCAGCTCGATGCGCTGTTCGATCGCACCGGCAAGACCAAGGGCATGCGCTCGATTCGCGAGGCGTATGTCGATATCACCGGCGATACACGCATCACCGGCCAGATGAAGAACTGCGACATGAATCGCATGCGCGAAGCGCTGGGCGGGCACGCCTTCCGCGAGGCCATCGACAGCTCCACCTTCGGCGACGCCCTGGGCGATGCCATTCGCCGGGCGATGGTGGCCGACTACAACGCCGGCAGCCGCTATAACGTCTGGCGGAATGCGGTGGACGTGGTGCCGGTGCAGGATTTCCGCACCAATCACCGCACCCGCGTCGGCGGCTACGGTGATATGCCCAAGGTGGCCGAGCGGGCCAACTATCAGCAGCTCGCTTCGCCGACCGATGAAGAGGCCACCTACGCCGTGGAAAAGCGGGGTGGCATCGAGCAGATCACGCTCGAAACCATCAAGAACGATGACATGGGCCTGATCCAGCGGATCCCCACGCGCATGAGCCGGGCCGCCCAGCGCACGCTGGCCAAGTTCGTGCTCGACTTTCTGCGCCTCAATCCGAACATCTACGACGGCCAGGCGCTGTTCTCGGCCGAACACGGCAACCTGGGCAGCGCGCCGTTGTCCTCGGCCGGGCTGGCCGCCGGCCGCCTGGCCATGCTGCAACAGACCGAGCTGGACTCGAACGAGCGCCTGGGTATCCCGCCGGCGATGCTCTATGTGCCGAGCGATCTCGAAGAAGCGGCGTTCAACCTGTTCCGTCGCCAGACGAACAACGACACCGACTTCATCGAACAGATGCAGATGGCCATCTACCCGGTCTGGTACTGGACCGACGTCGACGACTGGTGCCTGGTGGCCGACCCGGCCGATATCCCGACCATCGAGCTGGGCTTTCTGGACGGCCAGGAAGAGCCCGAGATCTTCATCCAGGACATGCCCAACGTCGGCTCCATGTTCGTCAACGACACCATCACCTACAAGCTGCGCCATATCTACGGCGGCAACGTCATCGACTACCGCGGCTTCTACAAGAGCGTGGTGCCGGCGTAAGCCGGCCACCGGCCCCGGCCACAGATGCGCCCACGTCGGCGCATTTGCCCCCACCAAGCGCCGGCCCGGGTCTGACCTTGGCCGGCGTTTGTCCTGCTATCGGAGACACCCATGCTCGGCGACTATCAGACCCAGGTCGATGCACTGCTACGCGATCGCGAAGGCGTGACCGGGCCGGCCTCGCGCGACGCGGCCATCGGCCAGGGTGTATTGCGTTACAGCACCGACCGGCCGATTCGTGATGTCGTGGATCTCACGGCGGCCGACACGCACTACCTGGCGTTGCCGGCCGGCTGGGTGACTGACTTCTCGCGCGTGCTGCGCGTGGAGCACCCCATAGGCCAGCACCCGCCGGCGATCGTGCCCGGCGAAGACTGGCAGCATTACGACACCCCGGCCGGGCTGATGATCCTGCTGCACGTTGGCCTGGCCGTCGGGGCGGCGGTACGGGTGACCTACACGCGCCCGCACACCGTCGACGCGCTGACCGACACGATCGCCGCGATTCACCGCGACGCCGTGGCCAGCTATGCCGCCGGGCTGCTGTGCCGTGAGCTGGCGGCCTACTACAGCGGCGACTCCGACAGCACCATCGCCGCCGATACGGTCGATCACGGCGACCAGGCCATGCGCTGGGACAAGCGCGGCCGCGAGCTGCGCCAGCGCTATTACGAATCCCTTGGCGTAAACCCCAGGCGCAACACCGCGGCCGGCGCCGTCGTGGATCTTGATCGCCAACCGTCCTATGGCCGCACGGCCTGGACCCGCATGCGCCGCAACGCATGAACGATATTCAGATCGATATCGCCGGCCTGGACGGGTTGCTGGCGCTGTTCGAGCGCTACCCCGAGATCACGCGCGAGGTACTGGAAGAGACCACGCTGGAAGCGAGCCTTCTGGCCGAGCGCGAAATCAAGGAGCGTACGCCCACCGGTGTGGGTGGCGCCGCCGGCCTGAAAGGCTCGATCGCCAGCCAGGAGCCGGCCTGGCTCGGCGACGAGCTTGTCGGCGCGGTCAGTACGCCGCTGGAATATGCCCTGCCGGTGGAGCTGGGCACCAAGCCGCATTTTCCGCCGGTCGAGGCGTTGGAGGATTGGGTACGCGCCAAGCTCGACGTGGACGAAGAGCGTGTCTCCAGCGTGGCGTTTCTGATCGCCCGAAAGATCAGTGTTCGGGGCACCGACGGCGCACACATGTTCGAGCGCGGGTTCGACGCGGCCCGAGACCGTATCGACGCCATGTTCGCCCGTGTGCCGGCCACCATCCTGGAGCGCGCCCAATGAGTGACGTTGCGATTGCCACCATCCGTTCAACGATCACCGAGACGCTGCAAGGGATCCCGGCGATCGGCCGCGTGCACGACTACGAGCGCTATGCCTCGGCCAAGGCCGATTTGAAGGCGCTGTACGAATACGAGGGCCAGATCCGCGGCTGGTTCGTGCGCCGCGCCGGCGCGGCCGAAACCATGCCCGACACGCGTCTGGGCCGCACGGCGGTTGACAACCGCTGGCAGATTCGCGGCTACATGAGCCTGGCCGATGCCGAGGCCAGCGAGCGCGCCTTCGATGCGCTCGTGGCAACCATCCAGGCCGCGTTTCGCACCGACGAGACCCTGGGCGGTGTGGTCAACACCACGTTCTTTCAGGACCGCGCGGGTATCCAGGTCGATGACCTGGGGCCCGTGCTGTTCGCCGGCGTGCTGTGCCACGGCGCGCGCCTGTCCTTGCGCACCCGGCATTGGATCACCGGCCTTCAAGGCACCCGATAGGAGCCCCCCATGAGTGACACCCCGAGCGCCGGCGACAAGCCGGCCGACACCGCCCCCCAGAAACACACGCTTCTCAAGCCGCACAAGCATGCCGGGCGCGACCTGGCACCCGGCGAAACGCTGAACCTGCGCCCCGATCAGGCCAAGCGCCTGCGCGCCGAGAAGAAGATCAAGTAGGAGCCCCTCATGTCCGACACACTAGACCTGCATTCCCTCGACGATGTCCTGCCGGCCGGTGAGCTGTACTGGGACCCCGAGGACGACCAGCGCCGTCTCACCGGCGAGATCTATTTGGGCAACACGCCGGCGTTCACCACGCCGATCTCGACCAACACGGTCGAGAAATGGGACGACGACGCCCCCACGCAGGTGCGCGCGGCCGCCGTCACCACCCGCATCACGCGCGATATCGCCTTCACCTGCAACCACATCAGCCCGTTCGTGCTGGGCCTGTTCATGATGGCCGAGGCCGCCGCCGCCCGGCAGGCCGGCGGCTCGCAGACCGGCGCGCCGATCAACGGTGGCGGCCCATTGCTCGGCGGGCGGATCTACCAGCTCGGCCAGGACCCGGCCGCCCCGGCCGGCGTGCGCCAGGTCAGCGATGTGGTCATCACGGCTGACCCGGCCAACGCCGACACGGCTGCAAAAGCCGGTACCGACTACACGCTGGACGCCGAGCGCGGGCGTATCACCGTCACGCCAGGCGGCGCCCTGGACGGCAAGCGTGCGGCTGCCGACTACACCCTGGCCGCCAGTGAATGGGCCCAGATCCGCGGCGACGCCTTCGGCTCGAAGTACGGCGCGCTGCGCTATATCGCCACCCAGGCCGAAGGCCCCAAGCGCGATATCTATATCCCGCGGATCATGCTCACACCCAACGGCGAGGCGGCCTGGAAGGATCGCGAGAACTGGCAGGCGCTGCAGTTTCAGGGAATGGTGCTCACCCGATACGGCCAGGCCGGCCGGCTGCCGCAGATGCTCATCAACGGCCAGCCGGTGGCCACGGAGTAAGCCATGTCCGATACACACGCCAACGACATGGCCACGCTCCTGCCCGATCGCGAGATCACCATCGCAGGCGTGGCCGTCACCGTCCGCGAAATCCGGTTCGCGCAGACGGCCGAGGCCATGCAGCTCATGGCGCCGGTTATCGAGGCGCTGCGATCGCTGGAGCTGGCGCCCGATGCCCCCGAGCTGGCGATCGGCCCGCTCGAGGCGCTGGTCAACGCGCACTGGGAAGCCTTTCGTCGGTTCATGGCGCTGGCCACCGGCCGGCCCCAGGCATGGATCGATGACCTGCCTGACCAGGCCGGCCAGGAGCTCGCACTCACCGTGCTGGCCGTCAACGCCGGTTTTTTTTTAAGGCGGCTGGCAGCGCATCGCCCGGCACCGGCGCCAACGGCCGATGCGCCCGGCTTGTCGACGTCTTCGCAGAGCTCGTCGCCAACGGCTTCGGACCAAACGCCGCCGACATCGCGCGCGCACTGACCTGGCGCCAGGTCGATATGTATTACCAGGCCTGCCTGCGCCGGCGTAACCACCGCCGCGCCGATGCGATCGAATCCGTCGGAGCGGGCATGTCGGGCGGCCGGGGTGTGGCCAAGCTGCTGCGCACGCTGCGCGGCAAGGGGTAGATGATGGACAAGGAACTCGAGGTTCGTATCCGGGCCCTGGTCAGCGGCGCCAAGGACGTAGAGCGCCTGTCGCGCGAAGTGCGCGAGATGGGCGAGCAACGGGTACCCGATACTACGAGTGGCTTTCGGCGTGGCCTGGCAACCACGAGCCGCAGCCTGCGCCAGACCCGTATCGATGTGGTCAGCCTGCAAGGCGCGGTGGCCGGTCTGGGCCTGGCCGCCGCGCTGCGCGAGATCGTACAGGCCAGCGATACGTTTGCCAGCGTACGCGGCCGCCTAAAGCTTGTGACCGATGGCACAGAGCAGCTCAAGGCCACCGAGAGCGAGCTGTTTCGCATCGCCCAACGCACACGCAGCAGCTACGAATCCACCGCCGAGCTCTACGCGCGCACCGCGCGCAACGCCGAATCGCTGGGGCTGAGCCAGCAGAAACTGTTCACGCTGACCGAGGCAACCAACCAGGCAATCCAGATCGGCGGCTCCAGCACGCAGGAAGCCGCCAACGGTGTCATCCAGTTCAGCCAGGCGTTGGCATCCGGTGAGCTGCGCGGCGACGAGTTGCGCAGCGTGATGGAGAACATGCCACGCCTGACCGAGGCCATCGCCAAGGGCCTGGATACAGACATCGGCGGCCTGCGTGACATGGCCGAACAAGGCGAGCTGACCGCCGACCGCGTCACCCAGGCCGTGTTGTCCCAGACCGACACCATCGAACAGGAATACAACGCACTGCCGCGCCGGGTCGGCCAGGCCCTCACCCAGTTGCAGAACGATGTACAGAAAGCCCTGGCTCGCTCGAACGTGGATCCGCTCATCGAAGGCATCGATGATCTGCGCGAGACCCTGACGGATCCGGCAACGTTGCAAGGCATCGAAACCTTGGCGAACGCTTTCATTCTGGCATTCGGCAAGGCCACCGAAGCGGTGTCGCTGACGATCCGTACCGTCCAGTTTTTATCGGATTCGGTGGCCGCCGATGTTCATGGCGCTGCGACCGGTGACATCGTCCGCCTCGAAGACGAAATTGCGCGGCTGGAAGAACTCAAGGAGATGGGTAAAGGCGTGCTCGGCCTGGGTAATCGAGCCCTGTCGTTCGGTGACAACGGGGGAAGTGGCTTCCAGGTTTGGCTGAGTGACGACGAAATCGACAAGCAGCTGGCTAAGAAACGCCAGCAGCTCACGGTGTCCCGTCAGCTCCAGCAGGCGCAGATCGACCTGAACCGCAACGCGCCTGTCGCCGGCCAATCGAGCGACGAGCCAGCGGCGCCGCCACGTCCTGGTGGGTCCGGCAGCGGCAACGATAGTGCCGGCGCTGACAAGCAGGCCAAGGCCATCCAGGACGTCCTGGACAAGCTTCGCGAGCAGCGCGACACCTATGGGCAGACCGCCGAGCAGGCCGCGATCTATCGCCTGGAAACGCTGGGCGCCTCTGAGGCCCAGATCGAGCAGGCCCGCCGGATTGCCGGCAGCATCAGCCAGCTCGAGGCCGAGGCCGAGGCCCAGGACAACGCGGCCGATGCGGCTCGCGATCGGCGCCGCGAGCTCGAGCGCAACCAGGCCGCCGATCGCGCGCTGCGCCTGGGCCTCGAGGACGAGATCGAGCTGCTCGGGCTGTCCGAGCGCGAACGCGCGGTCGAGATCGCCCAGCGCCGGCTGTCCACCGATGCCACGAATGCCCAACGCCAGGCCGTGGGTAATCTGGCTGGACGCCTCTATGACATGCGCGAGCAGGCCGAGCAGACCGAAGACGGCATGAACCAGTTCGCGATCCAGGCGGCGCGCGATATTCAGTCCACGATGGCCGATGTGCTGTTCGACCCGTTCGAACAAGGCCTGGGCGGTATGGTTAGCGGTTTCGCCGAGGCGATCCAGCGCATGGCCGCCGAGGCTGCGGCCGCGCAGCTCGGCTCGAAACTGTTCGGCAACTACGGCGAGTCCGGCGAGATGGGCGGGCTCATCGGCAAGGGGATGGACGCGCTGGGCGGCCAGTCCGAGGGCGGCTTCTTGAGCGACGTGGGTGCGTTGTTCGGTGGCGGCAAGGGCGCCGGCGGTGGCCTGCTGGCCGGCATCGGCTCGATGTTCGGCGGTGGCGGCGGCGCCGGCGCAAGTGAAGCCGTCGCCAGCATCTTTCACGGCGGCGGCGTCGTGGGCGAGACACACACCGAGCGCCGCGCGGTACCGGGCGCACTGTACGGCATGGCCGAGCGCTACCACACGGGCGGCTTTGCCGGGTTCAAGGCCAACGAGGTGCCCACGATTCTCGAGCGCGGCGAGGAAGTGCTCACCGAGGACGATCCGCGACACGCCAAGAACATGGGCCAGCGCTCCGGCGGCACGACACAGGTCAACCTCGGCGATGTCGTGATCGAGGGCAGCGGCATGGATGAGGCCCAGGGCCAGGCCTTTGGCCAGCAGCTCATGCAGCGCTTTCGCGGCGTGGCACGCGAAGAGATCATCAAGGCGACCAAGCCGCGCGGCCCGCTCTCTGGCTCGGGCAAGAATTGATGCCGGCCCCGATTCTGCCGTTCTCGCCCAATTACCCGGCCCAGGAGAACACCGAGCCGCGTACGCGCACGGTGCAATTCGGCGACGGCTACACCGAGCGCGCGCGCCGCGGGATTAATAATCTGCCGAGCACCTTTAGCGTGACCTTCAGTCAGCGATTCGCCGACGGGGACGACCGGGTGTTCGAGGCACAGCGCGATGCGGATCGGATCATCGAGTTCTTTCGCGAGCGGGCCGGCGTCAAGCCGTTCTACTTCGCATTTCGCAACGCCTCACGCATCCACCTGGTCGTGGCCACGAGCTGGTCGAACAATCCCCAGCCCGGCGATATCTACACCATCAATGCCGAGTTCGAGAGCGACTACGCCGAGGCGAATTACTGGCAGCCGATCTATGCGCTCTGGCCCAACGGGCACGTCATGAACGCATCGCTGCAAGCGCTGGAGAACCTCGTCAATGGCCCGGCCGCAACGAGTGCCCCATGAGCGATATCACCACCGAAATCGAGCGTTTGAACCACGACGATATCGTCGAGCTGTTCGAGATCGATGCCCGGCGTGTGGGCGGTGACCGGTATTTCTTCCACGCCGGCACCAACGAACTCGGCCAGGCCGTGGTCTGGCAAGGCGACACCTACCTGCCGCGGGCAGTGCAGATGTCCGGTTTCACGGCCGAGGGCGACCAGCGCCCGAGCCCCACGATGACCATTGCCAACGTCACCGGCGGTATCTCGGCGTTGATCGCCGAATACGAGGATCTGGTGGGCGCGCGCGTCATTCGCCGGCGAACGATGGTCATGTTCCTGGACGCGGCCAACTTTACCGCCGGCAATCCCACGGCCGCGCCGGAGCAACTGGCGGCGGACGTGTTCTATATCTCGCGCCGCGCCGAAGAGACCGATATCACCGTCAAGTTCGATCTGGCCACGCCCGACGAAGCACTTCAGCGCCAGATTCCGGCTGAGCAGGTTTACCCGCATTGCCCGGCCATCTACCGCGATATCGACACCGGCTGCGACTGGGATCCGGACTCGGCCGGCCCGTTCTTCGACGCCGATGATCGTCCGACGAACGCCGCCGGCGATCGCTGCGGCAAGCGGCTGGCCAGTTGTCGCAAGCGCTTTGGGGATCGGCCGTTACCCTTCATGGGCTTCCCGGCCGCCAGCCTGTTGTCGAGCTGATATGCGCTCCTGGCAGAAAGACGCCCTGGCTTACGCGCGCGATCAGGCGCCCCGCGAGATGTGTGGCCTGGTCGTGGATCATCGTTTCGTGGCCTGTCGCAACATCCACGGCAATCCGCGGCATCACTTCGAGATCGCGCCGGCGGACTATCTGGCAGCGGCCGAGACCGGCACCGTCCAGGCGCTGGTTCACAGCCATGTCAACGTCTCGGCCAACCCGTCGGCCGAAGACCGTGTTCACTGCGAGGCCTCGGCGCTGCCCTGGTATATCGTTGGCCTACCCAGTGGCACCTGGGTCGAGTGTCACCCCCGCGGCTACACGTTGCCGCTGCTCGAGCGGCCGTTCATACATGGCGCCATCGACTGCTGGGCCTGCACGCGCGACGCGCTGGCCGCGTACTTCGGCGTCGAGGTTCAGGATTTCCGTCGCACGGATGGCTGGTGGCACCCGGACCGGGCCGAAGATCTGTATCGCGCCAACTATGCCCGGGCAGGCTTCGTGCAAGAGGTCGATCCGGACGCGCTACAGCCGGGCGACATGATCGTGATGGCCCTGGCCAGCCCCAAGCCGTGTCACTCGGGCCTGTATCTCGGCGACGGTCGCATGATCCATCACCCGCCTGGCGGCCTGTCGACCATCACGCCCTACGGTGGCTATTGGCGCGATATCACCGTGGAATGCATGCGCCATCGGGAGCTGATCGATGCGTGATGTCGTGCTTGGCGGTGATCTCGCGCTGCGCTTTGGCGACCGGTTCCGGCTGGACGTGGCCAGCCCGGCCGAGGCGGCCCATGCGCTCTGCAAGCTACTCGATGGCTTTCAGGCCGCCTTCGTTGGCCGCGATCACCAACGCCGCTACCGGGTCGTCGTGGGCGATCGTACGCTGGCCAGCACGCGCGAATGCACGCTGGAGAACGCCGAGGGCCCGACGATCTACATCCTGCCCGTGCTGGCCGGCGGCGACGGGCTGTTCCAAACGATCATTGGCGTGGCGCTCGTGGCCATCGGTGCCGTGACCGGCCAGGGCTGGCTGGTATCGATCGGCATCTCGGTGACGATCGGCGGCATCAGCCAGATGCTGGCACCGTCGCCCGACGCCCAGAAGGCACGCGACGAAGACCCCAACAGCGTCTTCGACGGCGCGATCAACGCCAGCGCCCAGGGCGCGACACTGCCCGTGCTGCTCGGTACCGGGTTCACCGGCTCGGTCGTGGGCTCGGCCAGTATCCAGAGCTACCAACAGGGCCGGATCGATTTCGACCCGGACGGCGGCGTCGTCACCGACGGTGATACATCAGCAGGCGGCGCAAGCGCCCAAGGCCAGCCGATGGCGGCACTGCACTGGCTGGTCGGCGGCGACGGGCGTCAACGCGCGGTAACCGACGGGCGTGACTATGTCCTGCGCGGTGCCGGCGGCGGCGGTAAAGGCGGGGGCGGCGGCATCGACGAGGCCGATAACTCGGCGCGCAGCACGGCCGTGGCCCGTGGCATCGACATCATCACGCAGGGCCCCTGTGGCGGCCCGGTCAACGGCCTGGCCAGCGTCTATCTCGACGATGTGCCGATCGCCAATGACGACGGCTCCACCAACCTGGCCGGCAAGTTCGCCTGGCGGCTCGGCACGCAGGATCAGAGCTACGTGCCGGATTTTCCGCGCGTTGAAAATGAAGTCAGCGTCACCGCCGATGTGCGCTACGGCACGCCGGTGACCATGCCGATCACCAACGACGTGGTGAACCGATGCCGAATCCGCCTGCGCTGGCTGTCCGGCATGCGTGACAGCTCGTCCGGCGATCGCATCGGCAAGGCCAGCGTTCGCGTGCTGTTCGAGGTGCAAAGCAACGGCGGCGGCTATGTCCAGGCCGTGGCCGAGCGCGTGCGCGAAAAGACCCAGGCCAACTACGAGCGCGAGTGGGAGGTCGAGCTCACTGGCGGCGCACCGTACAACATTCGTGTCTCGCGCCTGGATGAAGATTCGGACAGCTCGCTTGTCGTGAATGCGTTCCGCTGGGAATCACTCACCGAGGTGGTCGATGAAAAACTGCGCTATCCACTGCGCAGCTACTTTGCCTTCCAGGCCAGCGCCGATCAGTTCGCCACCGTGCCCAAGCGCGCGTATCACTGGATCGGCCACCTGTGCCCGGTACCGCGCAATTACGACCCGGCCACGCGTCGCTATGCGACGTCCGGGCCCGGCACCACCGGCGGCGTCTGGGACGGCACGCTCAAGATGGCCGAGTCGAACAACCCGGCCTGGAACCTGTTGCTCGTGGCCACGAACAAGCGCTGGGGCATGGGCAACTTTCTGGCCACTCGCGACATCGATATCTGGGAGCTATACCGCATCGGCCAGTACTGCGATGAGGGCGTGCCGGCGCCGGGCGGTGGCACCGAACCGCGCTGGACATTCTTTGCCTATCTGGCCAACCGCCGCGCGGCTTGGCGCGTCTTCGACATGATTGTCGCCGCATTCCGCGGCAGCGCGTTCTGGGGCGGCGGCAAGCTGGTACCCACACAGGACCGCCCGGCCGAGCCGGTCTATACCTATACCACCGCCAACGTGGTCGATGGCCTGTTCGTGCGTGAAGGCACCGACCTGTCGAGCAAATTCACGCGGGTGATCGCCTATTACCACGATGATGCGGAGCTGGGCGCTCGCAAGCCCGTTGTCGTCGATGATGACAAGGCGATCCAGCGCTTGGGCATCATCACCAAAGAGGTCGATGCCTACAGCACACAGGCCGGCTGCGCACAGCGAGTGGCCCGCTCGTATCTGGCCAACAACCAGTTCGGCGGCATCGTGCGGTGGGCGACAGGCAGCGCCGGTAGCGTGCGGGCGCCGGGCGAGGTGGTCGAGATCATGGATACCCGTCGCGCCCGGCAGCGTCATGGCGGGCGCATCGATACGGCCACGGCCGACCAGGTCACGCTCGACGCGCCGGTCACGCTGCGCGCGGGCATCGACTACCTGTTGATCCTGGTGCATGCCGGCCGGCGATTGGTCCGCCGCGTCATCACGGCTGCCGGCACGGTGCAGACCCTGGATATCGATACGCCGCTGACCGACCCGCCGAGCGGCCGCGACGCCGTCTGGGTCTTGGCCGGCGACATCAAGCCCGAGCGCGTGCGCCTGACCTCCGTGCAAGAAACCGATGAGGGCACCTATCGCATGGCCGGTGTGACCTACGTCGACAAGTATGACTACATCGACCGCGCGGCCGCGCTGGCGACCGAGATCGGCCGTGGCCGGATCCAGCGACCCCGCCGGCCCACGGGCCTGACCGCGATCGAACGGCTATACACCGCGGCCGACGGCGAAACCAAGCTCGTGCAGGCGATGTTTTCCTGGGATTATCAGGATGCCGTGACGGCGTACCGCGTTACGCTCAATAGCGACAACGAGCCCCCGGAAACCGTCACGGTCACAGGCCCCAGCGCGACGTGGCTCAACGTCGATCCCGGTGAGTACACGCTCACGGTTACGGCGCTGACCGGCGGCCTGCCAAGCCCGCCGGCCACAAAGACATTTGACCTCGAGGGCAACAACGCCCCGGTGGCCAGCTTCTACTCGCCCGATCGCTCGGTGCGCGTCGGCGACAGTGTCCAATTCTTCGATGTGAGCGCCCAACTGCCCAGCGCTTGGCTGTGGCGCTTCGGGGACGGTGCGACCGACGCCGCGCAGAACCCGAGCCATATCTATCGATCACCGGGCCTTTACACGGTCGAGCTCGAGGCCAGCAATCGGTACGGCTCGAACACGGAGACGCGCCAGAGCTATATTCAGGTCTCAAACACCGCGCCGGTGGCCGCCTTCGACGTCGAGGTCTCGGGCCGCGATGTATCGATCATCGACCAGCACGCCGGTGGCACGGTCGATAGCTACGCGTACGACTGGGGCGATGACAGCGCGACAGCCACCACGGCTGCGCCGACGCACACCTACGCCGCTGCCGACACCTACACGATCACCCAGACCCTGACCGGTCCCGAGGGTACCGACACCACGACACGCGCCGTCACGATTTCCGATTGAGGATCCGATGAGCTATCAATTCGACAACCCACCCAGCGCCGCGAACTGGGCGCGAACAACACGGAACCTGCAGCACATCGATGACCTGGTCGACGAGAAAACACCGCGCGACGTCGATCTGCCGGAGGGCGGCCGCAGCCGACCAAACATCGCGAAGCAGATGGCCGCGTTCCAACAAGACATCGCGTATGCGGGGCGCCTGGCCCAGATCAATGCAAGGTCGGCGCTCACCCGCGGCGTGCTCACGTTCTGGCCTAGCGTCGAAGCGGCGCGAAGCCAGGGCGTAACAGCCATCTATCTCGAGAACGCCGGCACTGGTGGCCAGGACGGCGTCTATACGCTGCTGACCGTTGGCGGCAATCCAGTTGTGCCGGCGGCGCTGCGTGTATCGATCGAGAACGGCTCGGTCGAGGCCGTTCTGATCGACTATCCCGGGCACGGCTATCAATCGGCTCCGACCCTCGACTTCTCGCTGGTACCGGACCTGGTCGATGTCGACGCCGAAGCATCGCTCGGCACCAACGTGCCGAACGCGGCTTATTTCACGGTCGCTAACGACGACAGTTTCACTATCTACGTCAATCGCACCGACGGTGCGTCTGCCGTTAGCTCGTACGCCAGCGTCGAGAAAGTGCAGCGCGCGGTCGATGCGATCACGGCGAGTCCTTCTAAGGATATTCACCAATCAGTAGATCGTTCGGGGGTGGCGCTCGCGCGAGTAACGCAACGCGGCGGTATTGCGATTCCCGGCCATAGCACGGGCCTGCAGAACGGATTCATGTCCCAAGCGGCCGCGCGTTTGGCGGAAATGCAGTGGCGTGGAGGGTACAGCGAGCCCGAACTCAACTATGCACGCGATCGTGCCTGGTACGGCGCGCAAGTACCTATCAAGGAACAGTTCTGGATCGCGAAGCCCTATATCGATGGCACAAAGCGTCAGCGACAACCGAAAACCGGATTGGTCCGGCCAGGGCGTATCTACGTGTCGTGGGGCAATCTCGATCCCGATCAGCCAAACACCGATACGGTTCCCGCACGGGGCGTCTACAAGTTGATCGATTACGACACCGATACGTTCGAAGTGCTGGGGATCAGCGAATTCCGAAACATTTTCGACTTTGGCGATGCGTCACGCGCCGAGAACGGCTCATCGGGTGCGCCGTTCGTACGACACCCGAAGACCGGCGTGCCGGTCGTTTTGGGTAGTCGCGGTGGACCGGCAGTCAATCGCACGCCACGCGAGTACGACACGGATCGGAATTTCTTCTGGGCCGAGATTCTCGAAACCGGGGAGCTCGGCCCGATCCACGAGATCTACGGAATCATTAATAGTTCGTACGGCTCTGCCGGCAATATCGTGCAGCTTCAGCACGGGCCCAACGCCGGGCGCATCCTGCTCTGCACGTACACGGCCGACGAGATCGGCGACCAGAGCGCAGTCATGTACACCGACGATCTTGAAAACTGGTTTTTCGGCACCCCGTTCGATGCCAACGGCACCAACGAATGGCATTTTGCCGAAGCGGTCGACGGTTCGATGCTCGGCATCTTTCGCAACACGGTGTCGTTGTACGACATGCAGTCGGTGTCCACCGACGGTGGCATCACGTGGGCAAAACCGCAGGCGAATTCGAAGCCCGAATGGGTCTCGTTCGAAAACAAGAAAGTCGCGCTCGGCCTAGGTCATCAACTCGGCAGCGGCACCGACAAGATCGCCTGGCAGAGCTCGCTTCCGCTAGACGAACAGCGCGGGTCGAAGTTCGGGCGCATCGGGCTCGGTCTTCGGCTGTCATACGACAATCTCGATACGGTCGCTCACCAGTACCGCTACACCTACTCACAGTTCGGGGGCGGCTACAGCGAGCTAATACAGATCGCGCCGGATGTGTTCTTCGCTACCTGGGAGACCGGGTTCAACACGCCTTCGGCCGGCATCGTCGGTCAGATATTCAACCTAGCAGAGGTCTTGCAGAATGGCCGTTCGATTCAAGTCGCCTGAATATTTCCGCGGCGCGTCGGCGGCCGGCTCCGGCATGTTTGCCGGCATGCTGCCGGCAGAAATCACACGCTGGTATATCGATCGCGCCGAGGCTATGGGCGCTACTGTCATAGACCGCGCTCAAGTCGCCGACGACGTTCGCGCGCTGTATCGCATCAAGGCGTTCGAGCAACCGTTCTTCTGTGCCTGGTCATCTTGGTGGGCCACGAAAACAAAGACCCTCGAAGGCACAACGGGCCTCATCGATCGAATGATCGGTCTTGGGCCGGTTAATCTCGCGGGCAAGTCCTACCGGCGCTTCACTACAACGACCGGCGCGCCTTACACCGCCGGGGAGCCTCGCTTGATTCGTCCAGGGGCCGGGGCGGGTGCGCCATACATACAGATCGAATCCCGCCAGAAATCAAGTGGTGAATTCGTCCAGGGGGCGCTCGTGACGGACTCACTCACGCTGCCAGCTGGTCTGGTCTACGCCGGCCGTTCATTCAAGTCGCAATCCGGCGAGGCTGAGATCGGCTTTGGTGCTTACCGCGATGCGAACTATGTTTTCAAGCTCGGCAGAGGCGCTGCTTTCGTACGCTCTGTGGCAGGCGTCGAGGCTAGCGCCGGATATGCCGGGGGTGTGCCGGCTCAAAGCGATGCGGTCTATGCGGGCGGCATCTGCGAAACACTCGGCGGTTTTGTCAGCCCGATCGTGAATGGTGGGCGTGTCGAATCCGGAGATTCGATCCATTCAGGCGCAACAGTTGACCAGGCTTTCCCGGATCCCGCGTCATACCCGATGCGAATCGGCCAGAACGTGCGGTGCAGCGAGATCGAAGACTACCGAGATCACGGTCAGCTCGTCGATATGGTATTCGCGGTCTGCAAAGACGAGTTCGTCGCCGGCGCGATCGAAGTCTACTTCCAATCGCGGTATCTCTCGTGATTCGGAACAAATAAGAGACAGCGACCCGCGTAGCGCTGGAACCGCTACGCGAGCCGCCCAACTCACGGAGCAAGGCCGTGAGCCGAGCCAAGGCTGTCCCGCCCCTGCAGAGGCCGGGTCAGCGTATATCACGTTCAAGGACTCGGCCAGATGGCAAATCCAATCATCCCGTGGATCGGTGGTAAGCGACGACTCGCGCCGCACATCCTTCCGCTCTTTAACAACCAACACACCTGTTACGTAGAGCCCTTCGTCGGTGCTGGCGCTTTGTTCTTCATGAAGTCACCGTCCGAGGTGGAAGTCATCAACGACGTCAACGGGGAACTCGTAAACCTCTACCGCGTGGTGAAGCACCATCTCGAGGAGTTCATGCGCCAGTTCAAGTACGCCCTGAGCAGCCGGCAGATCTTCGAGTGGATGAAGATCACGGTTCCCGAGACCTTGACAGACATTCAGCGCGCGGCCCGCTTCCTGTACCTGCAGAAGCTGTCGTTCGGTGCGCGTGTCGACGGACGGAGCTACGGCACCGCAACAACCAGCGGCCCACGCCTAAACATTCTGCGTCTAGAAGAGGACCTATCAGAGGCGTGGCTGCGTCTAAGCCAAGCGCACATCGAGCATCTGTCATGGCACGACTGCGCGTTGCGCTACGACCGGCCACACACGCTGACATACTGCGATCCGCCGTACTGGCAGACCGAGGGCTATGGTGTGGAATTCGGCTGGGAGCAATACGAGCGACTGGCCGAGTTCGCGCGCAACGCCGCTGGCACAGTGATTATTAGCGTGAATGATCATCCCGACATGCGGGCTGTCTTCGACGGCCTGGAGATGCGCGCCGTTGAGATCACTTACACGGTGGGTGGTGGCGCAAAAGCAGCGGAACGGCAAGAGCTGATTATCGGCAACTGGAAAGACGGTTGGCCAACGCTGGCAGGACAACAAGCCGGCTTGTTCTGAGCCGTCCAAATCTCAAAAGACTTTCAGATACTGCAACTAATAGCTCGACCAAGTTATCTCACGGCCCGCGCCGATTTTTCGCGGCCGGCTACACCGGAGAACAACACCCCGACCAGCGCGGTCTGCCAGGACACGCCCATACCCAGCACCACGGAATAGGCGAAGAACGCGTTCAAGCCCATGCTCGGCGCGATGCCCACCGGGTAGCGTGCGATCAGGCCCATGAGCGTCGTGCCCACGATGGCGGCCAGCGCGGTGGCGGTGAATACCGCCCCGCGATCCATGCCGGCGGCCGCCAGGATCGTGGGGTTCACGAACATGATGTAGGCCATGGCCAGAAAGGTGGTCAGCCCGCCCAGCGTTTCACGCCTGAAATCGGTGCCCTCGCCCGCAAAATCGAAATGTCGGGCAATGGCACCAGCCATGCCCGTCCGTGAGGGTCCGTCGGAGGAGTCGTTCATGGCCGCAGGCAACAAATGAAAAGCGGGCATCGACGCGCAGGTCGATGGCAGGCACCCGGGCGGCGGTTATCTCGCCCGCCCGGGATATCGCAGGGCCTGTTGCCGTTTCATGCGAGCGCCGCGTTGGCGTCCGCAAATCGTGTCCTGCAAGGCGCGAGTCGCCGCGTCGTGGCGTGCCACGATCAAGACTCGCAACGCCGCAGGGCGCGATTTGCGGCCCAACCC